TTTGTATACCCAGAGACACTACAAGACTTACTAAAACATTTCTTCTTTCCAGAATCATAAGTCCAGCCGTTTGAGGTACAAGCAGTAGAGTTTCCATTATATTGCGAAGCTCTATCAGGTAACTCCCACCCAACATCCATTCTATTTTTCTGAGTATTATTAGAAGTTTGATAAAGTACTTCTTCTACTATAACATCAGAAGGTGGTGGTATATAAGAACCTGGAACCGGAATTTTAATAGTAGGTGCTTCAGATAAAGCTCCTCCTCCTAGAGTATCAATATGATTATAAATACTTTCATTATACTCTAGTGCTGAAATTGCTATTTCATTTTTCTTTTCCTCTTTTAAAGCTAATACTCTAAATAATTGAGGAACAAACTCATCTCCTGCTGCAGTACCATATGACATTACCCAAATAGTTTGGGAACTAGGAACTTCGGAAAAAGCAGAAGATACTGTAATTGTATTTGAATCTGTAGGACTAGTTCCTGTAGTGAAGGTACGTTCTTCTGTTTTTACAGTTGGATACCATGTATTACCTGTACCTCTTAGACATAAAGGTTGACTAGTAGCATCAAATACATCTCCAGAAACTACTCTACTTTGCCAAGTTTTATCTATTTCAAACCAAGTATGGTCTGTACAACAACCAGAAATTGCAGTATTTGAATGAGTTACATTCTTTATAGTATACTTACCATCATAGTATCCAGTACCTCCAGGTACTCTAATAGTAATTATATCTCCATCTGATAGGTCTGCTTTTTTACCAGTAGTTCTAATTGCTGTTCCAGAATTACTTTTAGCATAATCCCATATACCTAAACTTGTTAGGGGTTGTACTTCAGTACCACTACTATTAAAACACGCTTCTCTAGTTTGTACTAAAGATAAAGAATAAGTTTTATTAGCATAAAATGATACGGATCTATCTAATTTAATTACAGTACTTGAAGAACCTGTAGATACTCTTCCTCCATACTTCTCACCCTGTCTAGAAGCATCTAAGACCTTGATAATATCTCCAGGTTTTAAAAATGCTGCATCTAATCCAGTCTTAAAAGTAACAGTTTCAGTATTAACTTTTTCAGCTGCAATAATCCATTCGCCCATTCTACGTGCTTGAGCTTGAGAAGTACAACCAAATGCAGATATCTCTTTTAATCTATAACCTAAAGTATCTATAGCTTCGAAGTCGTCTACATATTCAATTTTTTGTTTATGAAAGTTTGCTGGATCATGCCAAGTTACTGATATAGCAGTATGCCTAGCTTTCTTAGCTATACCCTCATAATTAAAAGTACCTTCTAAAACATTAGCTTCGGTAAATTGATATACGGGATCTTTAGGAGAATCTTGTACGGGTACAATAGAACCTCCAGCCCAGTAAGTCATACCTCTAAAAATAGAGGCCATGTCTTGTATCACTTTATAAGCTTCATTTTGGCTTTGTAAGTATAAATTACAAGCAAATCTTGCTTCATAATTACCTTTACCATCATCTACACCAGCACCACTATAATGACTTCCATCTTGTTTAGTGAAGGCTCCAGAAGTATTTTCTACTCCATCACAATATTTAGATATATCAAATAAAGCCCATTTATCTAAATGTTCTTCAGGGATATATTTTCCTAAACCGTATCTATCATTAGCAATTATATCATAAAAACACCAAGCAGGATTATCTGACCAAGTAGTATAAAAAGTACCATCCCAATTTTGGTAAGTTGGATTATCACTAGCATCCCATACTTCTGTACCAGAAGATGATCTGTTATAATTTCTAGTTTCGGGTACATAGTTAGAGGGTACTTTAATTTTTAACCCTTTAACCTTATAAGTTCTTTTAGGTAGACTAGATCCGAACTGTTTAGCATCTAATCTAGTTGCTACTACTGCTGTATTTGGATATGTAAATCTATCTAAAATAATGGAGGATAAAGAAGCAAATTGTATCTTATTAGTATGTTTATACCTAGAATCTGAAATATCATCATTAGTAATTCTAGTTACTCTAGCTTCCCAATCGTATAACTTCTTACCAGAAGCTAATAAATCCGATTTTACCTTTTCTATATTTATTTTGAAATCTCTAATGTAGGTAGATGTAGTTTTTCCTGAGAATTTACCTGAAGTAATATAGGTATATGAAGAACCTTTGGCTTCACATTTCATTTTCCTAGTCCACCACTTACCTTTACACCAAGATCCATCCCAACTATGATTAGCACTATCACATTGTGTAAGATTTTTATATACACATCCAGTATGTGATGTACTACTAGTACTTCCACTAGAGCTGGAACTAGTAGTAGTCCATGTTCTCCATACATATCCTGCACTAGTACAAGATGAGGAATTAGAATGACTAGTTTTTGCTATATCTTCTTCACAATCAGTTTTATTAGTTGAGCTTCCATAAGAACAAACTTCATCTAATCCTGTAGTAACTTCTACTCCACTAGCATCTAAACAAGTATTAGAACCTGAAATAATTCTCCAACTTCCCCAATTAGTACATACTCCAGTAGTTGGATGTACTGTATCACAATATCTCCAATCTACTTTAAAATCTACATAAGAGTACTCTCCATGACCTTTTTCTTTATCTTGACGAACTAGCTGATCTGTAGATACTTGGACTTTAATAACATCTGTTAAAGATCTATCCGCTGCACTAACTTTTCTAGTTTGAGCACCTGGAGCAGCCTTTTTTACTTCTACAGTTACTTGTTCTATAGTTTCTGTGCCAGTATCAAAGTCAGTATTATAATACCCTAAATATTTTTGAACCCCATAAGGAGTACCAGTTCTTGTTTGATAAGATGTTCCATCATAATTTGGGGAATCCATATTATCTAAGTTTCTTATAGCTACTTCATCAAAAAATATAGATATATCTTCTCTCCAAAACTTACTATGGTTCTCACAATCAGTTTTAGTAGTGTAAGTATCTATAATATTGTAATCAGTATCTGTACATACTCCATATAATCCCTCAATCGGACCTTCAGAAATAACATCTACTAAAGTTGCTACTTGTTGAGATAATAGATTATCTGGTTCTTCTCTTGCAGGTTCGGGAGCTCCTCCACCTTTTTTACTACCAACAATATTCTCCCAAGACATACAAGCTCCTATTGATCTCTAGAATCGAAAGAAGCACTAATAGTTGCTCCTCCAATATTCATAATTCCATAACAAACGGGAATTGGTACCCCTTGTCTTGTTGAATTTACTGCTCCATTAAATATATAATTTGGTTCATTTTCTGTAGGTGGTTCTGGTGCGGGAGGTGAAGGTGCTAACATTTGACCAATTCCAGCTACCATTAAACCTACGCCTAGTTGAACTCCCATTGTAGCTACTAAACCGGATCCCGATATAGCTATATTTGTCATAGATCCAAAACCTGCTGCCCAAATTTGCCCGAAAGTAGCATTAGCTGCTAAAGTTGTACCACTTGCTGCAGAAGCTAATCCTACCATATAAGGAGCGAATACAATGACTGCTCCTAATATTAATAACATTAAGCCACTATTTTTTGATCCTGCTACAACTGGTATAAAGGATATATCGTTAGAACCTATAGGATATAGTAATTCTTTACCACTAACTAAAGAGGAGTTACCTACTTTTATATGGTATCTAATACCTTTTTGTTCTGATTCTAATAAAAATTTTATGAACTCGGGTTTATTTACTCCAATAGCTTTTGCAGCTTCATGTGGAGTCTTAATATCTAAATCCCAGGTTTCACCAAATTTATCTCCTAAGATACCATGTAGATGAATTTTTCTTAACATAATGAATTGTGCCTTAATACATGGGTAGTTATCTTTTTCCAATAACCACCGTATATATCCCTACAGGATAGCCTACCATATACATGGTGTAATATTCTACCATCACCTAAATAGATAGCTGCATGATTAGGAACCGGAGATTCTAACATCATTAGTAAAGCATCGTACTTTCTTAAGTCTTTAAAAGTTGAATCTCCAAGATATTGAAAACCATCTTTCTCATAGTTATCTAAATATAGATTTTCTCCCTCATACCACCAATTATCTTTTCTATGTCTATTTACTAGGTGTATATTTAATTCTCTTTCGTAATAGTCTTTTACTAAAGTATAGCAATCTAGTACTCCATGTACAAACTGTCTACCTATTAAAGGCTCTACTATATTATTAGGTAATAACTCAGTTTCTTCTTTTGAAGGCCAAGATATAATAGACCAAGGAACACCTAAAGCATTACAAGCTTTCATATCTACCATACTTGCCTCGGCTGAAGCATTAGGATGACTATGATAAACTCTAATAATATCACCCATTTGACTAGCTGCTTGATAATCTTCAGGATTTATCTCAAAATTTTCATAAGGTTTTAATGCTACATTCTTACAAGGGTATACTCGCTCTTTTCCTTTAAAAATAATAATTACACCACAAGCTTCTTTAGGATACTCTTGTTCTATATGTTGATATATTTTTTCCTGAGTATTCATTAATAATTATGTGCTCCAGGAAATCCTCCAAAAGGTAATTCTACATTAAGAGGATTACTTAAATCAGCAGAATTATAACCAAATCTCATTCTACAACTCTCTACAGTTTTTCCACAATCATCATTGGCGGAAGTGGCTCCTGTATAACTATTGTTTTTTGTAACAAAAACAGAGGAAGAACTCCATGTACATTCAGTCCCCTTATATTTCCATGGACAAGAATTTTGTACTAGCTTTCTACTAGGTAAGTTAACTCCTTCTACATCCATAGAAGAAGCTAACTCTAACTCTACAAATATTTTATTTTCTCGTACTTTTCTTTCTATATAATAAATATCTTCTGGGAAATCTGCTTCTATATCTGAAGAAATATTAAGAGGCATATTATGCTCAAAAGTAGGAGGGATATCATAATAAGAACCTAAAGAAATTGAACTTGCATATAACTTTTCATTAGTACTGTCCCACTCTATAACAGCTTTATGCCTATGTTTATTAGGAGTGTATGAAAAATAAATATTAGAACCTACTGCATAACCTTTTCCAGGAGTAGTATAAGTAAAAGAAACAGCAGATCCAGTATATATTGAACCTAGAATTTTAAAATTATTACTACCGGAAGAAAAAGAACTAGATACAGTATAATTAGATCCTCCTATTGTTAAAGTAGAGGACTCATTTATTCTACTATTATCTGCATCATCTGAGAGTCTAATTGTATTAGAACTAGAACAAGCTATCCAAGTTCCTCCTACATTATAATAGGGTTGTGCTGTTCCTTGTGAGATATTATTTAAAGAAGTAGTCAAAATATGACCATCATTAGAATCTTTAGTAATACTTATAGCTGCTTTATTATATGTAGTACCAGGTTTAATAGTTAATGCAGTACCATGAGCTCCTGCTAAATAAGTATTAAAAGCATCTTGATACCCATCTAAGTATTCAATTGAAAACTCTGAAGAAGTTGAAGCATCATAATAAATAGATACTTTATGGGAGTGACCCTTAGTTATATTAGTTTCTACTATTAAATGATCTCGTTTACCTACTTGAATTTCATATAGAGCATTTAAATCAGCATCAGATATAATAGTAAAATCATGTGTATGATCAGAAGCATCTTGATCTATTTGTAAAGCTGAAGGTACTACATCTTCTAAAGCTAATGATTGATTAGTTAGTTCATAGCCAGCTCCAGCATTTACTATACTAATCCCTGTAATACCTCCACTAGCATTTATAGAGTCAACATTACCTACAAAATAATGGCCAGTTTTAGTAAAATAACCTGTATTTATAGTTAAAGAAGAGGAACTTCCACTAACTAAATTATATATCTGAGACTGAGTTAAAGTAATAGTATGACCATGAGGAGGTATAGGTGAATCATCTCCTGAGCCTATTGTAGTTTTTAAATCTTCAGGACCCCAATTAACCCATATAGAATTATTATTAGAGTGCCATATTCCTCCAGCAGTACTACAAGTCTCATGATTATAAACATCCCAGGAAGATCCTGAATGTGAATCAATACAATCCGTTTTACTTTTTATAGTACACTTTGAAGTTCCAGAGTCCCACCCGCCTCTTGCTGAAGTACATAATTCAAAAGTATTAATACTACTATCTACTGTACATACTCCTCCTAAGCTATCCCCAGTAAGAAGGCAATAATTATCTAAGTATTTAGCTAAAGTTCTTTTTCTAGTAACTTTTGCTCCAATTAAATCTCCATAACTGTGAATATAAGAAGATAATATAGAAGTAATATTAGCTGCTTTTATAGAAGGAGTAGGTATAGTACCTCTGCCAGAAGTATTAAAACCATCTATAATAATAGGAAAAGGAATGTATATATTACCTTGCCAAACTATTTCTTGTGAAATATCATTAGTACCTGCATGGAATCTAAGAATATCTTTTCCTGGAATTCCATCTGAATCTTTTAATTCGGTAACGTCAATTTCGTATAACTCTATAATAGCTGTAGCTTCTAGCTTTTGAATATCTTCTGTTACTTTATTAGCGGCTGTCATGGTTCAAATACCTGCACAAATGTTGCTGTAATATCTCTACCTATAGAAGCGGGATAAGATATATCCCATTGAGAACAAGTGACTTTAACAGAAGTAGAAGCTCCTGGAGGAGTAAAATCAAAGGATTCAACGCCTCCTCTAGCTGTTAAGAAAGTATCTATATCTTCAGCATCTGTAACTGATCTAGATTTAAAAGTTAAATTCCAGCTATTAACTAAATGATTAATTCCATCTGCTAACCTTTGTTCATATCCATCTCCGAATTTGGCAGAAAGTACTCTAGGTTTAGTAGTTGTTTTAAAACCTCTATCAGGTATCCATGTAAAAACTGCCATTTATTTCTCCTATTAATAAGGGCTTAAAGCACCACCTGGGCGTTTCTCTTCTAGTATTTTTGAAGTTACTGCTGCTTCAATAGCTTTGCCAATTGCTTCAGCTCTTTTATTTTCAGCATTTACATCTACGTTAGTTTGGCCGCTGGCTTCAACATTAACTGTAATATTAGTATTCATATCACCCATACCACCTGATACAGGTATTGATCTTCCATCAGGTAAAGGAACAACAGCTTCGTTATGTTTACCTTCCCCTACTAGGCCTAAGGTAGGTTTATTAACTACTCCGCCTTTTGCAAAGGCTCTGAAGCCTCCTTTTAATACATTACCATTGGCTGAGAATGCCCAACTTAAAAAGTCACTTGCTGCTTGTTGAGCTATAGCCATTACAATAGCTTGAGTGCTTAAATTTTGGCCCCTCAATAGTGCAGTTGTAGCAGTTCTTGAAGCTACTTCAGCCATATTAGATGCGCTTTCTACAGCAGCTGTACCCGCATCTGTAGCTTCTACAGTAGCTATATTACCAGCCTTTATATCGTTCATAGACTTAGGAGATAAAGATACGGTAGTAGCATCTCTTACTGTGTTAAAATCAAATTCCCCAGTATTAGGATCTTGATAAAACATATTCGTTAAATCATCCATATTACTTTCACCATCAGGGTTTATTGAAATATCTTTTATATGTTTATTCAGCTCTAGAAGATCCGTTATAGTATTAACTAATTTAATAGTTTCAGTTAGTTGTTGTTCTGCT